AGACATGGATCACGAATTCCCAGGGCGAATCCGATCTGCTCAACCAGGTGCAGGTCGTCTCCACGGAATTCAACGACCGGCCGGTTCTCACCGACGGTCAGGTCAGTCGCTTCCTCGGTTTCGACATCAAGTATTCGGAGCGCCTGATCTCGTCGTCCAACCTGCGGCAGAACATGGCCTACGTGAAATCGGGCATGTACCTCGGCATCTGGAAGGATACCCAGAACGATGTCAGCCAGCGCCGCGATTTGACCGGCCTGCCGTACCAGATCTACACGATGATGTCGTCCGGCGCGACGCGGCTTGAGCCGGGCCGCCTGCTGCAGGTGCTCTGTTCGGACACCTCGGCTGCGGCCGACGTGACGCCATAGGGGTCGACCATGGCCGATCATTACGTCGCGCTCAACGATGGGATCGAAGGGTTCAAATACTCCGATTTCATCACCGGCACCGCGAACACGGCTGGCGTCAACCAGGTCGAGTTGCGTGTCCAGGACGGCACCAACCTGACCCGGAAGGACATCGCCAATATCCTGTGTGCCTTCGAACGCTTCTTCCAAAATCCCCAGCAGGTGGTCGCCGCTGGCTTTCTAGTCAAACTCTAAGGAGAACCACCAATGGCCGGCCACAACCTCAAATCAGCGTCGATCACGAACCTCGATGCGTCCCCGCAGGTCTCGAACACCATCGGCGAAGGCGGCCCCGGCTACCTTACCGTCATCAACGACTCTGTGACCACGGTCTCGGGTGACGATACGACCTCGACCTATCGCCTCTGCCGCATTCCGACCAACGCCAAGGTCAAGGCGGTCTACATCGAAAGCGCCATTGCGACCGCCGGTTCCGGTGACATCGACATCGCCTTCTCGGATTCGACCGTTGATGGTACGCAGCAGGCCCTCGCGGGCGGCATCGTGCAGATCACCGGCCCGGCCGATAACAAACTGTTCGGCGCCGCGCAATCGCTTGTCGGCACCGGCCAGCGCGTTGACTTCACCTTCAAGGGCACCTTCACGCCCGCGATGCAGAACCAGCCGCTTTGGCAGGTACTTGTCGGTCTCGGCGCCACTCAGTTCACGGCGGACCCCGGCGGTTTCTTTGACATCTTTGTCAAGATCACCACCGGCATCACCACCGGCGGCATTCTCTCGGGCGAAGTCTGGTACGTCGAATAGTCGATGGCGCAGAACCAGTTCATCAACGTCACGATCTCTCCGGCTGCGACCAAGCAGCCGGATATTACTGACCATCGGCATGGCGTGACCCAGGGCGCCGCGGCGGCCAATGACCTCACGCTGTCGTTCGATAGTGCGAAGTTCACGACGTTCACCCTGCTCGAATCCGGAATTGCTGCGGCTCTCAGGATTGCAGCCGGTCAACTGCCGAAGTAGTCGCGGTGCGTTGCTGGGGTAGGGAACCACCAGCATCGTCCTGTCCATGGCCGAGTTTCTGACCCCTACCGACATTGGCAATCGGGCTGCGCAGCACTGCGGCGCGGAAATGATGGATGCCAGCCTCGGCTTCACCGAAGTCTCCAAGGTCGCCCGGCAAATCGGTTTCGTCTACGGCAAACTGCGACGCTCGGAACTGCAGTCGAGGATCTGGACCTTCGCGACCCGCCGGGCAGTGTTGCGCGCAATCGACGCCACCTTCATGTTGCTCGCGCCCGCGGTATGGTCCGGCAGCACCACCTATTTCAACGGTTCGATCGTTGCCGATAGTTCTGGCACTTTCTGGATTTCCTCGCAGCCCGATAACCTCAACAATCAACCCGGAGGTTCTCCGTTCTGGGAACTCTACTGCGGCCCGCTGGCAGTCCCGCCATGGGATACCAGCGGCACCACCAGCTATTACCCGGGGGACGTCGTGTATGTTGCGGGCGTCAGCGGCGCCTATTCGGTCTATCTCAGCCTGATCGGATCGAATGCCGACAATCCCGCGACAGCGAGCGCCTATGATCCGACGGTTACCTACGCCAAGGATGCGATCGTCACGTTTTCTTCTGTCGCCTATCAAAGTCTGATCGACCTCAACCTGAACAACGAACCGGACCTCGCTCCCGCGCTGTGGGCCATCGGTACGACCTATGCGGCCGGCGCCAAGGTCGGCGGTTCCGATGGCCTGATCTACCAGTCGATCGGAAGCGGCAATGTCGGACATAATCCGACCACGGACGGCGGTGTCCATTGGACGAACACCGGCGTCCTCAATCCGTGGACGACCGTGATCAGTCGTGGTACCGGTTCGACCAACTGGTTACTACTGGGCTGCGCGCTGTCCGAATTGATCATGGTCTATCCGATCGGGGCGGGGCCCTGCACGCAACCTTCGACCCTGAACATCTTCCGCCTACCGGCAAACTATCTCCGTCGCGCTCCGCAGAATCCAAAAACGCCATATACGGCGGTCGGCGGTCCGACCGGTGTCGGTTACGATGATTGGGAATTCGAAGGCGATTTCCTTGTCACTGGCGATACCGGTCCGATCATTCTACGGTTTATCGCTGACTTCACCGACGTCACGCGAATGCACGATATGTTCTGTGAAGGGCTCGCCGCGCGAGTGGCTGTCGCCGTTGCCGAGCCGCTAACCCAATCCAGCGCCAAGGTAGCGACGATCGAGCGCGACTATGATCGCTTCATGGGTGCGGCCCGGGCGGCGAACGCGATCGAGGACGAGTATTCGGACCCGCCCGACGACGACTATATCAGCGTTCGGCAGTAGGCCATGGCCCTTACCTCGTTCGTCGCGACCTCATTCCTTGGCGGCGAGATATCGCAGGCGGCGCAGGGTCGAATGGACCTGCCGTCCTATAAGGTCTCGCTCAATGTCTGCCTGAACGCGATGCCGATCGAAACCGGCGCGTGGGTGCGCCGACCGGGAACGCGCAACGTCGCGCCGGCCAGGGGGGGTGGTCGCGGCCGACTGATTCCATTTCCGTTCGAACAGAGTTTCCCGTATGTAATGGAATTCACCGACGGCTTCCTGCGCTTCACCACCGGCCCGGCGCTGGTGATGACCAATGACGCTCAGGCCATTGTCGCGATCTCGAGCGCCAACCCGGCCGTAGTGCAGACCACGACTGCAAACGGGTGGTCGACTGGAAATTCAATCGCGTTCAATTCTCTCGGCATTAATAATCCGTTGCTGCAAAACCGGCAGTTCAAGATCACGGTTGTCGACACGACGCACTTCTCCATCGCCGATGCCATTACGGGGTCGGCGATAAATGGTTCGACACTCGGGTCTTTTGTTTCCGGGAATGTCACCCGTATTCTCGAGATAGCAACGAACTACACTGCCGGATCGTGGTCGACTATTCGATCCGTGCAGGCAGAAGACCGGACCGTCCTGCTCAACAGCACTCATCCGCAGGTTCTCCAGGTCGCTAGCGCTCCGACGCCAGCGCACTTTGCGACCTTCACTTACGGCCCAGCGGATTTCATCGATGGGCCTTACCTAGACCCGATCGCCAGTTCGCAAGTTACATCCGGTGCGCTCAATGGCGTCGTCACACTGACACTTTCGTTTGTGGCGTATGATTCTACAGTTGCCTATAATATCGGTGACTTCGTTACTTCCGGCGGTGTCGGATATCAGTCCATAACCGCGCTTAACCAGAACCATACACCGGCGAGCTCGCCGACAAATTGGAAAGTCGTAAATGGCGGTGCCGCTGTCAATGACGGCGCAGGCGTCCAGAATTCCGATATCGGTCGACTAGTTCGCCTGTTTTCCGAACCTGCGCTCTGGGTATCCGGCAGTACCTATGCCACCGGCAACGTGGTCGCCTATTCCGACGGTCTCGGCGGTTTCGGCTACTGGACCGCAACAGGCGCGATCGCAGCCGGCATACAGCCCGGCACGTCAACACTGTGGGCTGTAAATGCCACTGGCGGACAGTGGACGTGGGGCCAGATTACCGGAACGTCCGGCTCCGGGCTGATAGCACCGGTATCCCCGATTGGCAACATGACGGGCGGCGGCGGTCTTGCGGCAGCGTTTGATAGCAACACCACCAAGGCCTATGCCAGTTGTGCAAATGTGTCGTCCGCGATCACAACCTTTCCGTCATGGTCGGCAATCTCATGGAGCAGCGGAGCCCTTTGCCAGTACGCCAATGTCGAATATGAAGCGCAGATCGCTATAGTTCCAAGCAGTGGTCTTCCCGGATGGGTATCCGGTTCTTATAGTGCGGGTAGCGACGTCCAATATGGAGGGTTTGCCTATCAGGCATCCACCAATGTCCACAGTGCAACGCCGCCGCCGAGCGATCCATCTCATTGGACACGTTTGTTCGCCATTAGTACCGCGGCGCCCCCGTCAGCACCGTCGCTCTGGGTCGCCATCGCATCGATGTCGTCACCCAGTTACGATCTCTACGTCGGACAGCATTATTCGGCGGCGAGCGCAATTCAATCCGCAACCTTTTATCCTTCAACCGATATTGGATTTGCAAACCTCCAGACCGGAACACTGACGATCAATCTTCGTGCTAAATCGACGGCGCCGGCCTCAGCGTCAGATGGAACACTGCTCGGAACCACCGGGCCAATCGCCAACACATTTTCCGGCGTCACAGTCATTTCAAGCGACCAGACAACAACCTGGAATTACGTCTGGTTCGAGATAACGACGACCTACAGCCAGCCGCTTCCGGATAATGGTTCGCATGTTTTCAATGCCAATATGGGCATCAGTCAGGCGCAGTTCTTCGCGCCCAACGTCAACAATGGTTCGGTCTTTACAGTGCAAATTCGTGGCCCGGCGTTGCTCTATGCTCAGACTATCCGCACATGGAGACTCGGCGTCTACAGTGACACGACGGGATGGCCGACCTGTGGTACCTATCATGAGGGGCGTATCTGGTTCGGCGGCGCATTATCGAACCGTTTCGATGCAAGTGTATCAAATGGTTTCAATGGCGTGCAGCTCGATTTTTCGCCGACCGCGCCAAGCGGAACGGTATCCGACAATAACGCGATCTCCTATGTCTGCACCGGAGAGGACATCAATCAATTCCTCTGGATGACGCCGGATCAGCAAGGCATTCTCTGCGGAACT